TGAACCGCCCCGGAAATCCTGGAGACTAAACTCCCTGAGAAAGAGGTAAACAGGATGACTAAAAATACTCGTTTTTCCCCCGAAGTCCGTCAGCGGGCGATTCGTATGGTTCTGGAAAGTCAGGATGAATATGACTCACAGTGGGCGGCAATTTGTTCCATTGCCCCAAAGATTGGCTGTACGCCGGAGACTCTGCGTGTCTGGGTTCGCCAGCATGAGCGGGATACCGGGGGCGGTGATGGTGGGCTCACCAGCGCTGAACGTCAGCGTCTGAAAGAGCTGGAACGTGAAAATCGTGAACTGCGCCGCAGTAACGATATCCTTCGCCAGGCTTCCGCTTATTTTGCGAAGGCGGAGTTCGACCGCCTCTGGAAAAAATGATGCCACTGCTGGATAAGCTGCGTGAGCAGTACGGGGTCGGACCGGTATGCAGCGAACTGCATATTGCCCCGTCAACGTATTACCATTGTCAGCAACAGCGACATCATCCGGATAAACGCAGTGCCCGTGCGCAGCACGACGACTGGCTGAAGAGAGAGATACAGCGCGTATACGATGAAAATCATCAGGTGTACGGTGTGCGTAAAGTCTGGCGTCAGTTGTTACGGGAAGGAATCAGGGTGGCCAGATGTACAGTGGCACGTCTCATGGCGGTTATGGGACTTGCCGGTGTTCTCCGGGGTAAAAAGGTCCGTACGACCATCAGCCGGAAAGCCGTTGCCGCAGGCGACCGCGTAAACCGTCAGTTCGTGGCAGAACGACCTGACCAGCTGTGGGTGGCTGATTTTACTTACGTCAGCACATGGCAGGGCTTCGTCTATGTGGCGTTTATCATTGATGTGTTTGCCGGATACATCGTGGGGTGGCGGGTCTCATCGTCTATGGAAACGACATTCGTGCTGGATGCGCTGGAGCAGGCGTTGTGGGCCCGTCGTCCGTCTGGCACCATCCATCACAGCGATAAAGGCTCTCAGTATGTGTCACTGGCCTATACGGAGCGACTAAAAGAAGCCGGATTACTGGCATCAACAGGGAGTACAGGCGACTCGTATGACAACGCGATGGCTGAGAGCATCAATGGTCTTTACAAAGCGGAGGTAATACACCGTAAGAGCTGGAAAAACCGTGCAGAAGTGGAACTGGCCACACTAACGTGGGTGGACTGGTATAACAATCGACGATTGCTGGGAAGGCTGGGCCATACTCCTCCGGCAGAAGCAGAAAAAGCTTATTATGCTTCCATCGGAAACGATGATCTGGCAGCCTGAGTTCACAGATAAAACACTCTCCAGGAAACCCGGGGCGGTTCACAAATCCTCATCGTCCATTTCTTTTGGATTACGCAGACGCGACGTTGACATATTCCCAGCCCCGGCAACGGTACGTTCAACAATCTGCTGAGCGCCCATTTCCATGCTGAAAAACAGTGCGCCGCCGCCATCTGCGGTAACGCCATCGATAATCTTCAGGGTAAATTCCGTTTTCCCCATGCCTGGACGACCGGCAACCACAACAAGATCGGTCATGTTGATACCGCCCAGGGCGACATCCAGATCCTCGACTCCGGTTTTCAGCATCATTTCCTGCGCGTCACCAGACATCCGTTTATCAACGGTGTCAATGTAGAGCGGTAACAGCTCTTTGATGTGTACCGGCTGGACTGTGCCGGTAGCGGCGCTCATATCCAGCACCTGAGCAACATGAGATTCAATAACCTCATCACGCTGACTCTGGTTTACAGCGTTACGGATACCATCCGCGCCAGATTGCAACAATGCCGCCATTTTGCGGCTCCGCCATGCCCGCACCATTTTCCCGGCATAGCCTTTCAGATTCGGTACCGTTGCCGGGATCCGGGATATTTGAGACAGATCCGCAAGGCTGGAACCGCCCAGCGCTTCGCTGATAAACAACATGTCGATCATGCCGTTCGCCAGTGCCTGCTTTTTGATTTCGCTGAAAGCGCGACGGTGAAACACGATGCTGAAGGCTTCCTCCGGAGTAGTGGCAATCACATCAAACGCGTCAGGCGTCGCGCCACCGTTAATCAGACCAGCGAGAACGATCGCTTCCAGTTCTTCTGGATTCATAATGCCCCTTCCCTGGTTTTACGCAGTGTTTCTGGCTTCATCAGGTAATCAAACCCTGCCCGCCAGCCGGTGCGATATTCGCCGCCGAAATAGAAGTCTGGGGCGTTATCGCGGAATTTTTCGAAGTAGCCGATAAATGCGCCAAGAGTTTGCGTGCGCATATGTGCCAGCAGGCGCAGGATTGCCCGACGGCGGTCAGTATCAATTTCAGCTATAGGTAGCAGGTCGCCCAGAATCTCGTTGTAGCTCTTCACAACTTCAGCAGGGTCAACGGCAGCCTCAGCAGTGGCCCACGCCTCAGCGTCAGCCAGATATCCGTCAAACCGGTTTACGCGGCAAATGTTCGCAGGTTTCGGCACGCTTCCGCTACGACGGCGCCATGTCGCAATAACCCAACGAATTACTAACTGAATCTCAGCCACGCTGTAACCAGCGCGGGTGGTGGTGGCAGTCAGCAGCATGACAAACGGTTTAACATCGCGGCAGCGTGTACCGACTTTCTCGTTGTAGTAGTTCAGAGCTTTTTGAGCGTCAGCGAGAATGATTTCCTCGCCCTCCCCCTTTTGGGGGTAAGGGGGATCTTTTATCTCTGTAGTACTCTCTGTTGTATTCTCTGTAAGAGATTGGGTCATTTTGACCTTAGCGCATGGGTCAACTTGACCTGATGCTTGGGTCACATTGACCTCTTCGATTGGGTCAACTTGACCTAATCGATTGGCCACAGGGAATGTTGTCTCTTCAATCTTACATAACTGGGCATAATTGATTGAATACCACTTGGTTTTATCCCAGGCATCACTGTTAAAGTTCCCAGTAAATACCACATTCAATTTTTCCAGATTGGCCAGCACGCGTTTTATTGTCGACTCGCTCCAGAACGGGAATTGTTCTTGCCAATCGGTCACACTGTTGTACACCCAGTGGCGATTTTCGAAGAAATTTTGAGATGAATTCAGCCAGTAGTGGATTTGCTGTAGAACGATGGCTTCATTCAACCCTATAGTGCATGCCAACGTGGGCAGGACCTGAAGGGGGTTTTCGTTAATCAGCAAACGACTCATACTCAGATCTCCAGAGCTTCGGCTATCTGACGACAACCGGCTTCATAGTCCGCATTGCTCAGCCCTTTGTCGCGCAACTCGACCTTCCTGGATTCATACTGCTCCCACACCGAAAGCGCGGCAGCCATACGCCCATCAAAAATAGGTTGGATCTCTGCAACATGTGCCGGGCGCCCATTCAGGTGCCAGCCGTTACGCCAGGTAATGCGGTCAATATGTCTTAACATCGGTCTTTCCTCGGTATAAGTTAAACGCTGGTCAGGCGCTCATGCATGGTGGTCTTGCGCAGTGCGTATCACTGCTCCTCGCGTCGCTACCAGCGCCGCTATTGCTTCGTCAATTTCCTGGATAGTTAACTCTGGCGCGAAGTGGAGATGTACAGCGTTAATCGCTTCCACCCCTTCTTTTGCCGCCAGCGTTGCCAGCAAAACGGGATCGCCCGGCGACTCCAGACGTGCCCGCCGTTCTGCGGGTAGCACGGCTTTCATCACACTGGCCAGCACCTGAGTTTTTCGGCGCGCCGCCGTTGTCTCGCCACGTAACCAGCGAAAGATTTTCTGCCGATTGTTGTTGATGGCTCTCCAGTCCACATTGCCGTCCGCGTCCTCAAATTCATGTAGTCTCAACTCATCATTGCGTCCCTGACTGAACCAGGCCCGGCAGATTTCAATCGTGACGAGTTCCTGCCCTGCCCTTGCCGCCCAGGTCAAAATCTCTTTTTGTAATTCCTCTTGGTTTTCCATAGCGTCTCCTGTCGCTAAAAATTGATTACGCTTAATCAGATTTGGGGCTCACCAACAGTTAAGCTGCTTTCGTTTTAGGCAAGCTGTCATCTGGGTTTGGGTAAAGATCCGGTCTAAGATCATGGGGGGTCACGCGCCATTCAAGAGCTTCAGATGTGCGCAAAACCTCTTCACCGGGAACCCTTCCTTTGAACCAGAGGCTTACCGTTTGTGGTTTTTTCCCTAATCGCCGCCCTAACTCGGATTGACTCATTACGGAAAGAATTTTGTCTTGCAGTTGTTTATCCATATGGACTCCTTGTGTCCGCGCCATCATTACAAATCATAACTGTAATTACAAATTATATTTGCAATGCTCCCTACAATTAAACCTTGTATCCTTACGGTATGAACACAAAAACGAAAAACATGGCTTTTGCTAGCCGACTACAACGGATTCTAAAAGACTTAGGCTGGTCTCAATCTGAGTTAGCTCGCCATATTGGGGTTACGGCTCAATCAGTTCAGGCATGGTGTAATGGGGTAACTCCAAGAAAAGATAAATTAGACAAGCTAGCAAAAGTGACCGGATACCCTGTTCATTTTTTCTTCATGAATGAAGGGGAATATTTGGATGAATCCACGCTACACCCGGGTAATTACAATCAAGAACTAACCCCGCAAGAACAGGCTCTACTGCAACTATTCAGAGGACTGCCTGAGAGCGAAAAAAATAAATTAATCAATGAGCTAAAAGAAAAAAGAGAGCACTTCGATCTACTGCTAAAAGAACTACTTGAAGCCAAAAACCAGACAAAATAGTTCAGTTCAAATTTCCAGGCCAGCCGCTGCTGGCATGCAACTTTCCCCCTAACACAAAAACACCTTTACACAGTGAATATTTTTTTGCCCCTAACTACAAATTATTTTTTAAAAATACGTTGACCATTACAAATACAAATTGTAAAGTCACTTTCATCAACAACGCTTACCCAGCGGCAGTTGTTCAGAAACACGTTCTGACAGCCGGAAAGACGGCATCAAATTTTGCGCGTCGGCGCCAACACGATGACAGAGGGAAAGACTTCGCCGGCATATGGCACATGTGTCGAAGCGGTCTGGATGGAAGCGGAGCCTTAACGCGTTGTCTCCATAGCAGGTAGCCGGAATGTGCAAGCCACAGCCAGGTATGAGCGATTGATTCACCATCAAGGCGATACGGTGTGACCACCAGGGAAGAGTCCTGGCTACAACACGAGAGCGCACTTCATCGACTCAACTTTGAGCTTTGTCGTTAAATTTTGAAATGGCGGAGTGCGCTCCCGGTTGTGGTGAACAGGTGTTTAACGGGAACTCCCTGCCCGTTACCCGGTTCGATTCCGGGCGCCCATCATCAATTTGCTGTGTTTAGTCTTTGCCCAGTCCGCACGATGGGCCATTTTTTCACACAGCCAGGTTTTATCGCTGTGCCTGAGTCCCCAACAGGAGAGGCCAAACCCGCAGCGTGACACCAGGGAAAGACCGGAGGAAGTACCACGCCTGACCAGCGTTGACCATGAGCCTGACCAGCTCAAAACAGGAAAGACCAGCCCCGTACGGTCGTGATGGAAACATAACGACGCCGGAAACGTAACCGGCACCCTTTAGATAGCAAAAGACCCGCACAAGGCGGGCCAGTTACCCCGAACGGCGACCAAACCATTCGGATTTATCACAAGTGACCAAACTTGTGATGAGGAAAGACCAACGACACTGACGCTATGGAAGCTGATCAATATTCGCTGATCGGTCCCGAGTATACATCACCAAGGAGTCGCTATGGAAGCGCGCACCATCCCAGTAACACTCTTTATTCATTATGCAACTTCAACTTTCAGCCATGAAAAGCTGTTTATTGCGACGGTTGATATGTCAAAAAATTTTCCAGACAGGTACATCCTTCTGGAAAGCCGCGAAATTGAAATTACCGTCAACCAGCCCCAGCCAATCGACATCATCGGTTTGCAGGTCGAGCAGCTGCGTGAGCAAAAACAGAATACAGCCGCCGACGCTCAACAGCGTATTGCTGCTATCGATGACAAAATCCAGCAGTTACTTTGCATCGAATACACGCCAGATACCGATGAGCTCCCCTACTAAAAACCACTGACCTGTAATGAGGAAAGACCAATGACCATTTTTAACGGCTTGTTAGAAGCGAAAAAAGGCGCGCTCAAAAACGGCGCGATCCCGGCGCTGGCCATCGCCATCGACGCCCCTAACAAAAAAGTTGCCGAGAACATCATCATCGGCAAATTGTGGGAAGCCTACCCTGACCACGGCGACAACTATTTCAAACCTAAAATCTGGGAAGATGCCCCGGGCCAACCGCGCCCAGGCGTTGGTGAGTTTGATGAGACGTTCGCCACAGAACACAGTTTTGATGGCGAAAAATGGGTAGTTAACACCCCCGTTGTAGATAGCGGTTCAGCAGATATCGCACAGGTTAACGACCTGATGAAACTGCCGGCTCGTGAACGATTCGCCGCCGTTCTGCTGTTCAGCCACGACGCCAACGAAGTCAACAGTGAATTGCTTGCGCAGACGCGTGAATACCTGGAGATGCTCGACAACAGTGATACTGACAGTGAGGATGAGGTTGACGCGTTTAACCGCATCGTTCTTGATGCCATGGTGGCGTGTAAGCCCATCGAGTACATGCATATTGCTGGATTGAATAATCTGGTACATGCAATTTTGGCAAGTTGCGATACCCAGGAACAAAACCCGACCAGTTGGACTATCTCCAAATTTATAAAAAAATGGGTAGAGAATCCCGGTAAACGCGATGAAATGCTGCCGGAGGTAAAACCAGAAACAGCATCCGCACGTCCTTACAAACAGACTCACGCTACACTGGATCGTGAAATTGCCTGCGCTCTGTTACCCGTTGGCCCGGAAAAAATCACCCCCAGCGTCCTGAAAGCGGCAGACGAAATAATCAGCCAGGATCGGGAGGATTTTAAACGCTGGTCAATGGCCTTGCGCACAACGGATCAGATCCTTTCCTATGACCGGGCATCCGTATTCGGTGTCGTTCAGAGTGCCCCCGCAAAAGACACGTACCATTTCCCGCAATCCCTGCGCAGTCACATCGACAACTGGCTGCAAGCTAACGGGCAGCGTGATGCAAATGCTGTTGAAGAGAAGCCAAAGGACGCAGCACCAAAGGGTGATGTAAAAGTCACCAACCACGGCGGCGGGCGATTCTCAATCGATGGGATGATGTCAGAACCCCCCTCAAATCAGGGCGAAAAAAGCGAAGCAGCAAATGCTGGAGAGCGTAGTTTGCAGCAGTTGCGTGAGCAGTTTGTCACGCCCCGCCATGTGTATGGCGTACCAGAAAATAACGCCGTATCACAGCGGGAATCTGTAACTGTTATCCTGGAAGAAGAGACTCCTCCACAAGAAAAACTTAGCGAGCAGGTAAAAGACCTGGTGCAGAACGTTGACGCTCTGGTTGAGCGGATCCATACCGAGGAAAAAACTGCATCAATTCGCATGGAGCATTATCTGTCAGCAATGAATGATGACCAGAGCAAAGCAAATTTGGCTATCTGGAATCGCGTTCAGCGGACCGATCCTGCGTATGTCACACATAATGATTACGGTGCAGGACTGCACTCCATACGCGCACAATATATTTTGATGCGTGCGACTGAAGTGCTGGGAATGGAAGGCATTGGTTGGGGAGTTGAAATCAAGGAGGAGCGAGTGGATCGCGGTGTGCCATTACTTGAACCTATACAGGATCAGACAGGGAAAATTATTGGACAAAAACCTGTCAGGGATGCTGACGGCTCCCTGTTCTGCCTGTCAGTACACACCATCCGGATAGATCTCTGGTACGTCTGGAACGGAGTGAAAGGATTTATTCCGTCATATGGCCACACGGATTACATATCAAAAAATAACAAAGGGGCACTGGTAATGGAAAAAGAGGCCTCCAAAAAGTCTCTTACTGATGCCACCGTCAAAGCACTATCTCATCTGGGATTTGCGGCAGATGTTTATATGGATATGCATAACGATAGTGCCTACACCGCCGAGCTGAATACAGAATACGGTATTAAGAAGGCAAGCGAGAAAGCAGAGGATGCTACCCGACTGCGTGAAGAACTGGATGAACGACTCTCAGGTGTTGCCAAAACACTGGCTGCAGCCGTAACCCCCAATGAAGTTAATAAAGTCTATGGCCTTATTGCGCGGGAAGTAGAAGTTCACCGCAAAGCCGCAGAATCCAAAGGTGATAAGGAGTATTCAACTTATCTTGGTTCGCGCCTGCGCCGTTTGAATGAAATCAAAACCGAACGCCTCGCCGCTCTCGCCGCCGCACAGGAGCAAACAGCATGAGCACCGCTATCGCTATTGCAAAAGAATACGCCAGCCTGATTGACCTGCTGGAAACCTCCGACGAACTGACGCCAGAGATGATCGCCGACACACTTGAAGGTATGGAAGGAGAACTGGGAGACAAACTGGACGCCATGATGGTCATCTGCCGCAATTTACAGGGCAATGCCAGTACCTGCGCTGAAGAAATGTCTCGCCTGGCTACCCGTAAGACGTCCTTTGAAGGCAAGGAAAAAGCAATTCGGAAGCATATGCTCGCCTGCCTGCAAGCTGCTGGCCTGGATAAACTAAAAACCGCAAAAAACACATTTACTGATGCACAGGGGGCTATCCGGGTAATTATCGATAGCAAAGATAAGATCCCGGATGAGTATGAAGGCGTGTCACTTGTTGATGTAGAAACGGTTATTACACCAAACAAGCGAGCCATTAAAGAAGTGATTGAATCTGCGGAGGCGGTTGCCGCCGAAATACTGGCGCGTGGAGAAACACCACCAGCCGAGTTATTAAACCCGGTACCAGGCGCACATCTGGAACGCGGCGAACGTTCGCTGAGGGTACGCTAATGCTTAAACTCACATTAAAGCGTGGTGACGCGGTTCACCTGGTACTTGCCGATGGTACCAATGGCATTATTGAAGCACGGAGTCGCTGCGAACTTGGGCTACACCTGCCAGAAAACATTAAGGTCACGCGGGAGAAATCGGCATTCCCCCCACCAGAACTGATTACGCCTAATCAGAAATAAAAACTCACCATCGCTAGCATTGCGATTCACCAGTAACAGGAGGATCACAATGCTGCGATGGCAACCGGGAGCAACTCTGCTCTCCGCATTTGATATCAAAATTGGCCGACTGTCGGCCAGCGTCAGGAAACAGGCCTTGACCGAGTCTGATATTGCCCGTGCCTGCCATGTGGCAGATGACGCAATAAGCTACATAATGAGGAAAGACCATGAACGATCTGTTAAACGACGAGGAACTGGTTGAACTGACCGGCTACCAGTTCCCGTCAAAACAATGCGGCGCCCTGACCCGTGCCGGGATCTCTTATGTAAAACGCCGCGATGGGCGACCTCGCGTCACATGGACGCATGTAAACGCTGCGCTGTCCGGAGCAAGGTCCGTGCAGATTGCCGAAGAAGAACAACCAAATTTTGATGCAATCTGATGAGCAGAACACGAAAAAGCGCGGAAGATAATAAGCTGCCACCCCGCGTTTATAAAAACAAATACAGCTATTATTTCAAACCAACGCCCCGAGAGTGTATTACGCTGGGTAAAATTAATGATCTGTCAATTGCTCAGGTATGGGTGAAATACGAAGAGATCCTGAATGATGCTATTGATGTCATGACGTTCAGTAAACTCTGGAACAAATTTCTCAACAGCACCTACTATCTGGAACTCGGTCAGCGTACACAAAAGGATTATCTGCAGCACCAGAAGAAATTACTCGCCGCGTTCGGGAAAATGAAAGCCGACAACATAAAACCTGCTCACGTGCGGCTGTATATGGACAAGCGGGGGCTGAAAAGCAAAACACAGGCGAACCATGAAAAAGCCAGTATGTCGCGAGTATTCCGCTGGGGATACGAACGCGGATACGTAAAAGGGAATCCATGCCAGGGCGTCAGTAAATTTTCCCTCAAGCCCCGCGACTACTATTTCACGGACGAGGAATATATCGCAATTTATCAGGAGGCATCTCCCGTTTTACAGTGCGCGATGGAGATCGCCTATCTGTGCGCCACGCGGATCGGCGATATACGAAAGCTGACGTGGGATCAGGTTATGAGTAAGGGTTTGTTTATCCAACAGGGTAAGACTGGCAAAAAGCAGATCAAACAGTATTCAGAGCGACTGACGTTCGCACTTGAGCAGGCGAAATCGTTGGGAGGACAACATTTCGTGGTCTGTAACAAATATGGCGGGCAATACAGTTATACCGGATTTAACGATATCTGGCGTAAAGCCAGGGCGGCGGCAAGTGAAAAGCTGGGCTACCCGATTACGGGAACGTTTCACGATTTAAAAGCGAAGGGGATCTCAGACTACGACGGAAGCAGTAAAGAAAAGCAGTTGTTCTCTGGTCACAAAACTGAGGCGCAGGTGCTGACGTATGATCGCAAACCTGCAGTTTCTCCGACTCTGGATATTCCGGTGCTGGATGTCACAGTTCTGAGCAGAAACCCGTGACGGTCTAATTCTAAGTGAATATTCTAAGTCCGTTCTAACAGGGGGATCGACGGTGAAAAGTGAGTGACGTAAGTCATTGATAAAGTGGCGGAGAGAGGGGGATTTGAACCCCCGGTAGAGTTGCCCCTACTCCGGTTTTCGAGACCGGTCCGTTCAGCCGCTCCGGCATCTCTCCGTTCAGATGGTTGCCATGATGCCAGGAAATTTGGCATTTTAACAGTCCCTGTCCGTGCAATTTTGTTCAAGTGACGAGTTTGCGAGCAAAACGATGATTAAGTGGCCCTGGAAAGTACAAGAATCAGCACATCAAACTGCCCTTCCCTGGCAGGAAGCACTATCGATCCCCCTTTTAACGTGTCTGACGGAACAGGAACAAAGCAAATTAGTCACTCTTGCCGAACGTTTTTTACAGCAAAAGCGGCTTGTTCCTTTACAGGGCTTTGAACTGGATTCATTAAGAAGCTGCCGGATAGCACTTCTATTTTGCCTACCCGTTCTGGAGTTAGGACTGGAATGGCTGGATGGTTTTCATGAAGTCTTAATTTATCCTGCGCCATTTGTGGTCGATGATGAATGGGAAGACGATATCGGTCTGGTGCATAACCAACGTATTGTTCAGTCAGGTCAGAGCTGGCAGCAAGGGCCTATCGTTTTGAACTGGTTGGATATACAAGATTCTTTTGATGCTTCTGGTTTTAACCTGATTATTCATGAAGTCGCTCATAAGCTGGACACCCGTAACGGCGATCGCGCCAGCGGAGTTCCCTTTATTCCGTTGCGTGAGGTTGCTGGCTGGGAACACGATCTTCATGCTGCAATGAACAACATTCAGGAAGAAATCGAATTGGTTGGCGAGAATGCGGCGAGCATTGATGCTTATGCTGCCAGTGATCCTGCTGAATGTTTTGCCGTACTTTCTGAATATTTCTTTAGCGCCCCAGAACTTTTTGCTCCTCGTTTCCCTTCATTGTGGCAACGTTTCTGCCAATTTTATCAACAAGATCCTTTGCAGAGACTGCATCGCACTAATGATACAGACTCGTTTTCGGCGACGAATGTTCATTAATTAACAACTTTGCAGATTAATTAACCAATTGAAATGACTTATGAAATTTAGTATTGACAGACAAGGTACCGCTAAGTAATATTCGCCCCGTTCACACGATTCCTCTGTAGTTCAGTCGGTAGAACGGCGGACTGTTAATCCGTATGTCACTGGTTCGAGTCCAGTCAGAGGAGCCAAATTCTAAAAATTCGCTTCTTAGCGCAATGTCACTAACCTTAGTTGAACATTGTTTATTAACGGATAGCGGGTTTTTAACATCTTAAGCGCCCTCGACCTTTATGGTTGAGGGCGTTTTGCTATGAACGCCATCACCATTTTCCCCTCGATTATAAAACTTGAGTTATTCAGTAGTCTCCCCTCTTGCAACTCACACCCAAAACTGCCTAACGAAAAGTTATTAATTTTCAATCATATTGCTATCAGGATTTACATTTTTTCGCTGTGCTAGAAAGGGCGCATGTATGTTAGCTCGTTCAGGGAAGGTAAGCATGGCTACGAAGAAGAGAAGTGGAGAAGAAATAAATGACCGACAAATCTTATGCGGGATGGGAATTAAACTACGCCGCTTAACTGCGGGTATCTGCCTGATAACTCAACTTGCGTTCCCTATGGCTGCGGCAGCACAAGGTGTGGTAAACGCCGCAACCCAACAACCAGTTCCTGCACAACTCGCCATTGCAAATGCCAATACGGTGCCCTACACCCTTGGAGCGCTGGAAATCGGCCCAAAGCGTTGCCGAACGTTTCGGTATTTCGGTGGCTGAGTTACGCAAACTCAACCAGTTTCGTACGTTTGCTCGAGGTTTTGATAATGTCCGCCAGGGTGATGAACTGGATGTCCCGGCACAAGTTAGTGAAAATAATTTAACCCCGCCACCGGGTAATAGCAGCGGCAACCTTGAGCAACAGATAGCCAGTACTTCACAGCAAATCGGGTCTCTGCTCGCCGAGGATATGAACAGCGAGCAAGCGGCAAATATGGCGCGTGGATGGGCCTCTTCTCAGGCTTCAGGCGCAATGACAGACTGGTTAAGCCGCTTCGGTACCGCAAGAATCACGCTGGGCGTGGATGAAGATTTTAGCCTGAAGAACTCCCAGTTCGATTTTCTCCATCCGTGGTATGAAACGCCTGATAATCTCTTTTTCAGTCAGCATACTCTCCATCGTACTGACGAGCGTACACAGATTAACAACGGCTTAGGTTGGCGTCATTTCACTCCCACATGGATGTCGGGCATCAACTTCTTTTTCGACCACGATCTTAGCCGTTACCACTCCCGCGCCGGCATTGGCGCGGAGTACTGGCGCGACTATCTAAAATTAAGCAGTAACGGCTATTTGCGACTGACCAACTGGCGCAGCGCACCTGAACTGGACAACGATTATGAAGCACGCCCGGCCAATGGCTGGGATGTACGCGCAGAAGGCTGGCTACCCGCCTGGCCGCACCTTGGCGGTAAACTGGTCTATGAACAGTATTATGGCGATGAAGTGGCCCTGTTCGATAAAGACGATCGGCAAAGTAATCCTCATGCCATAACCGCTGGACTTAACTATACCCCCTTCCCGCTAATGACCTTCAGCGCGGAGCAACGCCAGGGTAAACAGGGCGAAAATGACACCCGTTTTGCCGTCGATTTTACCTGGCAACCTGGCAGCGCAATGCAGAAACAGCTTGACCCGAATGAAGTCGCTGCACGGCGTAGCCTTGCAGGCAGCCGTTATGATCTGGTGGATCGCAACAACAACATCGTTCTGGAATATCGCAAAAAAGAACTGGTCCGCCTGACCCTGACAGACCCCGTGACAGGGAAGTCAGGAGAAGTGAAATCACTGGTTTCGTCGCTACAAACCAAATATGCCCTGAAAGGCTATAACGTCGAAGCCACCGCTCTGGAAGCTGCCGGTGGCAAAGTGGTCACAACGGGTAAAGATATTCTGGTTACCCTGCCGGCTTACCGGTTCACCAGTACGCCAGAAACCGATAACACCTGGCCGATTGAAGTCACCGCTGAAGATGTCAAAGGCAATTTGTCGAATCGTGAACAAAGCATGGTGGTCGTTCAGGCACCTACGCTAAGCCAGAAAGATTCCTCGGTATCGTTAAGTACCCAAACATTGAGCGCGGATTCCCATTCAACCGCCACACTGACTTTTATTGCTCATGATGCAGCAGGTAATCCTGTTATCGGGCTGGTGCTTTCGACGCGTCACGAAGGAGTTCAGGACATCACCCTTTCTGAATGGAAAGATAATGGTGACGGAAGCTATACCCAGATCCTGACCACAGGAGCGATGTCTGGCACGCTGACGCTGATGCCACAGCTGAATGGTGTGGATGCGGCTAAAGCCCCCGCCGTGGTGAATATCATTTCTATTTCGTCATCCCGAACTCACTCGTCAATTAAAATTGATAAAGACCGTTATCTCTCCGGCAATCCTATCGAGGTGACGGTAGAACTGAGAGATGAAAATGACAAACCTGTTAAGGAGCAAAAACAGCAACTGAATAACGCAGTCAGCATCGACAACGTGAAACCTGGTGTCACTACAGACTGGAAAGAAACCGCAGATGGCGTCTATAAGGCAACCTATACCGCCTATACCAAAGGCAGTGGGCTTACTGCGAAGCTATTAATGCAAAACTGGAATGAAGATTTGCATACCGCTGGTTTTATCATCGACGCCAACCCGCAGTCAGCAAAAATTGCGACATTATCTGCCAGCAATAATGGTGTGCTCGCCAATGAGAATGCAGCAAACACCGTCTCGGTCAATGTCGCTGATGAAGGAAGCAACCCAATCAATGATCATACCGTCACGTTTGCGGTATTAAGCGGATCGGCAACTTCCTTCAACAATCAAAACACCGCAAAAACGGATGTTAATGGTCTGGCGACTTTTGATCTGAAAAGTAGTAAGCAGGAAGACAACACGGTTGAAGTCACCCTTGAAAATGGCGTGAAACAAACGTTAATCGTCAGTTTTGTCGGCGACTCGAGTACCGCGCAGGTTGAGCTGCAGAAGTCGAAAAATGAAGTGGTCGCTGACGGCAATGATAGCGCCACAATGACCGCGACAGTCCGGGATGCAAAAGGCAACCTGCTCAATGACGTCAAGGTCACTTTCAATGTTAATTCAGCAGAGGCGAAACTGAGCCAAACAGAAGTGAATAGCCACGACGGGATCGCCACAGCTACGCTGACCAGTTTGAAAAATGGTGATTATAGGGTTACGGCCTCTGTGAGCTCTGGTTCTCAGGCTAATCAACAGGTGATTTTTATCGGTGATCAAAGTACTGCTGCCCTGACCCTCAGTGTGCCTTCAGGTGATATCACCGTCACCAACACAGCTCCGCTACATATGACTGCAACCTTGCAGGATAAAAATGGCAACCCATTAAAAGATAAAGAAATCACCTTCTCTGTGCCAAACGACGTCGCAAGTCGGTTCTCGATTAGCAACAGCGGAAAAGGCATGACGGATAGTGAACCGCCCCGGAAATCCTGGAGACTAAACTCCCTGAGAAAGAGGTAAACAGGATGACTAAAAATACTCGTTTTTCCCCCGAAGTCCGTCAGCGGGCGATTCGTATGGTTCTGGAAAGTCAGGATGAATATGACTCACAGTGGGCGGCAATTTGTTCCATTGCCCCAAAGATTGGCTGTACGCCGGAGACTCTGCGTGTCTGGGTTCGCCAGCATGAGCGGGATACCGGGGGCGGTGATGGTGGGCTCACCAGCGCTGAACGTCAGCGTCTGAAAGAGCTGGAACGTGAAAATCGTGAACTGCGCCGCAGTAACGATATCCTTCGCCAGGCTTCCGCTTATTTTGCGAAGGCGGAGTTCGACCGCCTCTGGAAAAAATGATGCCACTGCTGGATAAGCTGCGTGAGCAGTACGGGGTCGGACCGGTATGCAGCGAACTGCATATTGCCCCGTCAACGTATTACCATTGTCAGCAACAGCGACATCATCCGGATAAACGCAGTGCCCGTGCGCAGCACGACGACTGGCTGAAGAGAGAGATACAGCGCGTATACGATGAAAATCATCAGGTGTACGGTGTGCGTAAAGTCTGGCGTCAGTTGTTACGGGAAGGAATCAGGGTGGCCAGATGTACAGTGGCACGTCTCATGGCGGTTATGGGACTTGCCGGTGTTCTCCGGGGTAAAAAGGTCCGTACGACCATCAGCCGGAAAGCCGTTGCCGCAGGCGACCGCGTAAACCGTCAGTTCGTGGCAGAACGACCTGACCAGCTGTGGGTGGCTGATTTTACTTACGTCAGCACATGGCAGGGCTTCGTCTATGTGGCGTTTATCATTGATGTGTTTGCCGGATACATCGTGGGGTGGCGGGTCTCATCGTCTATGGAAACGACATTCGTGCTGGATGCGCTGGAGCAGGCGTTGTGGGCCCGTCGTCCGTCTGGCACCATCCATCACAGCGATAAAGGCTCTCAGTATGTGTCACTGGCCTATACGGAGCGACTAAAAGAAGCCGGATTACTGGCATCAACAGGGAGTACAGGCGACTCGTATGACAACGCGATGGCTGAGAGCATCAATGGTCTTTACAAAGCGGAGGTAATACACCGTAAGAGCTGGAAAAACCGTGCAGAAGTGGAACTGGCCACACTAACGTGGGTGGACTGGTATAACAATCGACGATTGCTGGGAAGGCTGGGCCATACTCCTCCGGCAGAAGCAGAAAAAGCTTATTATGCTTCCATCGGAAACGATGATCTGGCAGCCTGAGTTCACAGATAAAACACTCTCCAGGAAACCCGGGGCGGTTCA